TCATTATATACATATTTACTAGATATTTCAACCAAATATTACCAATAACAACCTCCCTCTACTTTCTTACTATCTCGTGGACGCTCGTTTACTTTGGGCCTTGACCAGTGTTTATTGTGAAACAATTTGACTATATCATTTCGTTCTTGAATCCACCGTGCAACTAATATACCAAAACACATCTGTAATACCCCACCTACATATATCGCGGATTTCCCTTTTTCATAAATAAAGGAACAAATTGGATTCGCATATCCACCACATGATACGAGTGCAATATCAAATGAATCGATGATATTTTCAACACGTTCTTTAAATTCATTCAATTCAACTGTAAAACCTCGCGAATTTTCACCAGCTTGTGTTTGAGGTGGTTTCAATAAAATAAATTCGCAGTCGGGAAATAAATCTACACCATCATATATTTCACTACGAATCGGTATCTTTTCCTTCAACGATTCTTCAAACGGAGATATTAGTAATATACGCTTTCCTTTTAAGGCATGAGTCCAAGGATTATTATAAATATAATGAAAAATATCCAGTGCTAATGCCCAAAACATTTTTTTGGAAGGGTATACGTTTCGTAAAAATGCATGAGACTGGGCAATATGTCCTATATAATTCCCTTGGACGTCCCAACCAGCCATCATTTCGCAATTTTCAATCGCCGCTAGATAAGAGTCTGAATAATGTGTGATTTCTTCTTCGGACTCCAGTAGAATACCAGCATTATTCTTCATCGCACCCAATGTTTTTTTTATATATGTTTTCAATGGTTCTATATCGCCGTGGAGTTTATCACGTATTACTCGTGCAAAAACCGCGACATTATTTTCAATCCCCGATATGCGCGGCAATATAAAGGATTTATTAGCATCTATTTTTTGTTGAATATAATCAAACAATATTTGATTGTCTGAAAACATAATTTCTGTAAACCCTTTTGTTGAATGATAAACCTCTTTCATATTAATACCCAGATTCGATTTTATTGAACGTGGGTCAATACCCGACGGTATGACCACACCACACGGTAATTGCAATGAGTCCTTCATTGAATATGAACGTTGTTTACTGTGATGTATATGATAAGTTTGTATACATTGGGGGTCATTTATAACATCGTATCCAAGAATAGCCATGAGATAAATAATCTTATTATCGCAACCAGGTCGTCCATATTCGAAATTGAATATTTGTTCAGCATTTTGAGGAATAATATAATTTGAATGAAAAATCCATGTATCTTGGCTATCAAATCGTGGTCCAAAAATAATTGAATTGGTGGGTTCTGTCCAATTATATTCATATCGAAGCAATGCTAATGCCTGTTTTTTAACATGTAATTCACTACGTTTCAAATTAATCAACGCGGTGCTTGCAAAACAAATGTCCGAATTTAATAAAACAAGATATCCACGTATACGGTTTGTTCGAATATACATAAATACTTCCTGAAAAGTGAGTCGTTTTCCAATCACTGTTTGTATAATTTTATCAGACGACGTACCTAGTTCAGACACAGAATATTTCTGTTCAACCAACAAATGTATTTTATATACATCACGATTTAATGCATTTAATTTTAAACATTTTTTTAATTCATCGTGTCTATGTTTATTTGATGGTATGAAATATTGAGTAAATAAATGTATATTATCCGCATTTTTTTTTTCTTGTAATTTTATGGATTTTGATACACAAACTAATTTCATAAGAAGAATAAATTATCGTTTTTATTACTATTATAAAATATAATACTTATTATACCACAATTGTTTATAAAATATGTTAAACGATACATTTCAACTCAAAAAAAATATAATATCAAATCCCAAATCACCTCCACGACGTAGTACCAATGGTGACCGATTTACGAAATTTAACTGGAGAGAATATTTGATAGCAAATGTAGATTTAATTGATGGAGGGATTGATACTGAAGATTTAGCTACAAAACATTGGCGTGATATAGGGAAGTTTCAAAATAGAGAGTTAGTAGCTAAAACATTTGATTGGACACAATATATTGCGATTAATCAAGACCTGGTTTATCAAGGATGTATCACAAAGGATTCTGCCCAAGAACATTATATTAATAACGGATACAAAGAAGGTCGGCGCACTGAATTAGCAGGATTTGACTGGGAATTTTATATTATTTACAATAATCATTTGATACACACCGGAATTAATACTCAAACAAAGGCGATTAAACATTGGATTGAATATGGTAAAGAAGAAGGTTTAATTACTACAATCGAACCATTGTGTAAACAATATCAACAAATGTTAAATTTTAATTATCACAACTTATACAACATTTTCAATATTTCGTCCGATACACAGACGTTCTTATCTTCTCAATCTTCTGACGTAATGCTTCTAGATGAAAATATGCATTATATTACCAATCGTAATACCCCTAAGTTTAAACCGTTGGAAATTGTTACAAATGTATCTAATAAAATGGCTGAATTTGATAAGTTTTTATTGGTTATTGATTTTCCTTGTTACGGTGGGGGGTGTTCATTTTTTATAAATTCCATCATTTCACAATTTCGATATACAACACATTTTTTAATTGCTAGGTGTTTTGACGGTAAAATTTACTGGTACATTGATGATTTGTATATGTTACAACAACCAATGAATACAAGTTCAGCAAACCGTTTTTTAGATGCTTATGTTGATAAAATAGATAAAATTTTCGTAAATTCGACGGTAGGGCATAGTGCTGAATTTATAGAAAAACTGTTTACAATGAATAAAGAAATGACTACCTTATTGCACGATTTCACGCTTATGTTTAATGAACCTCAGTTATATTTTCATAATATTTGTGAGGATAAAGTGAATTATAAATTAAATATACATAGATTCAATCGTATTATTACGCAACATATTGGGAATTTATATTCATTTGGGCGATATTTGGAGGGATATAACGGCATAGTTGTATCAGAACTTCCTGATTATAGACATAGTGACCAAAAAATAGTTGCGAACAATGCAAAAACAGTTATCGGTATTATTGGAGACATTTCCGACGTAAAAGGTTATTATGTATTAGACCGCATATTTCAAATGATTGAAAAACGTAAGGACGTAGAACTGGTTATTTTTGGAAAAGCACATATCAAACATTTAGACAATCAATATTCATACCATACTATATTGGATTTAAATCTTCTATTGAAAAAATATAAACCTAACGTCTTGTTAGAATTATCATTATGGCCGGAAACTTTCTCATTCACGCTATCCTTAGCTATGATAACAAAATTACCAATTATATACCACAATAAGTTTTATTCTAATACAGTGCAACGTCGTATTTCATTATATCAAAACGCATATGCATTCGACGATGTGGACAAACTTTCGCTTGATTGGATTATTAAAAAGAAACAAAACTATTTGTATACAATTAAACCTAATATATATTTCCCACCATTTTGGAGCAAATATTTCGGTGAAAATCACGACAATTCGCAAATTACATCCAACGTTTTTATGGAAAATGTAAATGTGGTTATGATTACGTCGAAAATATATGTGTCCACAAAACCATTCAGTTATATCAAAAATCGTTCGATTTATTCAAAAGACGACCGTTATAACGACACATTTGATACTATACGTAGTATACGACAGTATATTCCGAATAGTTTCATCCTATTATATGATAACTCACATTTTACTAACACCGAATATCATGAAATTAAAAATGTTGTCGACTGTTTTATCAATATACACAACGATGAGACGGTTAATTATTTAACAAACAACAGTATTCATAAAGTATTTGGCGAAATCAGTCATACTTACAAAATGTTGGAATATTTAGATAAATATTATGCAGGTATGCAAATCAAAAATATATTCAAAATCACAGGGCGGTATGTGATTGACGAGCGATTTCAATATGCACAATATGATACAGATGAATCGATATTTAAACAAAATTCAGACGTTACAGATAGGGCTTACTATTTCACTTGTTTTTACAAAATAGGGTCTGAACATATGGAATTTTATAAAGAAATCATCACAGAAGTGTATGAAGATATACAAAATGGTGGTTACGAATACGAAGAATGGGAAATATTACTACCAACACTCTTACAGAAGCGTTTTACCAGTGTGGATGAATTGGGAATTACGCAAAAAATCGCCGTATGGGAAGATACTAGTAAAATTTAAATCTTCAATTGTGTAATCTATACAGACACCTAGCACAAATACATTCTATTGATTATGTAGTATAATTATTTGAATGTTTACCCTAATTTTTGATACATATGGGGGGTTATGTAATCAGATGTATGATATTCAAGCTGCGATAAATTATTGTCTAGTATATAATATCCCTTTTTCATTTCGACATGCATCTTTAAGAAACCCGCATAATTTATATAAATGGTATGATATCCCTTTTGAAGAATTATTTGATGCTAGTATATTTACACAATTTCCATTATACAAACATTATTCAACTCTGACGTGCAATGCTACAAATACATACAACTTTAATAATCCGATTCGTGCAGTTGAATGGCTCGATGTAAATCGTGCGATATTACCACAACTAGAACATGTTCAAAAACAGTATATAGTTTTGCGGCAATTTTGGTCCATACCATGTAACGTTTCAGAACAGTGCAATATGTTTTCATCAATCGCACCGTGCACAAAAATACGTAAAATTTTTAAAGAATTATTAGACAAAGAACTTCCATCGAAATATAATTTGATTCATTACAGATACGAGGAAGATTTTAATACGCATTTTAAAATCGAGAACCCTCTTAAATTGCACGATATTATTCGTCATATTACATTTAAACAAACTGGTTTGCCGATTTACATCGCCGCGAACAACGTATTGTCTATACCCCGGGAATTACTTTCACCGCCTGCGAATGAATTGGAAAATGTTATATATAAAAAGGGAACACGTACTGATAATTTAAATTACGAAGAAGGTGCCTTTGTTGATTTCATGATAGGTAAGCACGCACAACAGGTATATGGTCATCACAACTCATCATTTTCTGGTTTGCTTAATTCAAGTCATGTTACAAATTATTATTATGATTTAGAAATGGAAAAATAATAACTTGCATATTTTGCTATTATTTTTACAATTACATCATCGAACGACCCAACTCACCAATAAGAGTATATGCTCCAATGGCGAACACTCCGCCATTCACTAGGATGATAGCCTTCGGAATAACTATCCATTTTTCCATTATTTTATTCGTTTTATCATTATTGAATTGTTCAATATCTTGCACTAGATAATATGCTATGTAGATTGACGCAAGTAAGAAAAATAAACTTACCAAAATCAAATATATATTATGTATAGCATTTTTACTCCTATAATATCTGGAATAACCCAATGCAGCAAAACTAATCGATGTAAATAACCCAATATTTCGTAGAGCTGTGCTAAAATACATCAACAGGTTTCTTTCGGTATCATCCATTCTATGCAATATACTTACAAAATAATATCACTTACAATACCATCAATTGAGTATTTTTTTAAACAATCTAACGTGTGAATATTTTGCAATGTATAAATAAACACGAGTACATCGCATTTGTGCAATTCGTCAATCGTTTCGTGGTCTAACATTTCCCATTGAAAACATACAAACTTCAATGCATATTTGTTTATAATCGAATGTAAAATGTCGTGAGTCATTATATTGTCGGTAATATAACCCAATTGATATTCTTTATCATAACAATTCAGAATATCAATATGTTTCATATTAAAACTAGCAAACCATATGTTGTTTGTATCAATATTCATTTTAACTATTAATTTGTGCAATATGTGAGCCAATTCTTTATCACCTTTCATATCAAAATATATCTTCGTTTTGGTGTAATCAAATAGTTGGAAAAAAACCTCCAATAATAATAATTCAGGGTTGTTCCATTTCAAATCAGAATATTCTTGCATGCATACTTCCTTACCATTTATAAATGTATCATGCATTACTATAATATCATTGTTCTTATTTAATTGTATATCCATTTCAATCATATCGAATCCGTATGTTACTGCATCATAAAACGAGCCCAATGTATTGGATTGATGGTTCAGACAATATCCCCGATGAGCTATTTTTAATGGAAAATTCATTGATGTATATATTATGAATACATCAATGAATATAACGAATATTTACACCATGATTAGATTGAAATCACAGTGCG